ACTGACCCAGCAAAACTGGCGTCTAAATATTTTGCCATGTGCTTGGCCAATTTCTCACTGAAAGCAATGCGAGCAGACTCACTTATTTGGCAGTCTTTTACATCCTGTATGGTAATATCAATTTGATGTGCTTTTCCTGTAGTAATAGGTATGGCTGAATCAATAACATCATCTCCAATCACTTTACGTTTGAATGTATCAATAGCAATAGTCTTTACTGCTTGAATCGATGTTTCATTTGTTGTTATCGAGTCGGGGGTCATAATATCAATTAAATTTTTCAATCTTAATGGATCATTAACAGGAACATTTAAACCCAACGAATGACCAACCGAATTACCAGTCAGAATATCGCGCGCATTAGCATAAAGTGTATCGCTTAATTGAATATTCTCCAGTATGTTGTTGCGACTACACAATGTTTGCTCACCAATAGTTCCACCTTCATATAAAATGGCAAATGTATGATCAATCCAAAATTTAGCTATTTTCATATCAACATTAATAACATTAGCTCCGGTATCTATAGCAGGGTTTCCGGGGATTGGAATTAAATTTGCAAATGTAGATGTAATAGACTCGGTGCCGGTTAATTGGTAATTAACCATAGTTTTTGTTATAATACTATGAAATATTTTTATTATAGTTTTAATCTAAATTATAATAAAAGATTCATAATTATATTATTTCTATGTGGATATTTATAAATTGATGAGATACTATGGGGTAAACGGTCCAGACATAGACTCCGGTAACACGAGGGCACCCGCCTGCTCGTTCCAATTAGAGGCTTCATATTCATCTGACACAATTAAATTGAAATTTATAATAAGATCGGTCGACTGGTTATTGGCGTCTTTAATTGTTACAGTATTTTTAAATGTAAGCTTGTCGTTATACTGAAATTTCAAAAAATGGAAGCCTTTTGAGCCGTCAGTTAAATCAGGTACTGGGACACCAGAACTATCAACAGCACCAAGAAGAGTATTTATTGTATTTAAATTATGAGCTTGTTTTATAATTTGACCAATAATAAAATCTACATTGTCGCCACTGCTATCAATTATTTCTGCACCACTCGAAGGGACAGTTGCTACATTTTCATATTCAGTTCCAGTTGAAAACTCTGGGTCTAAATATTTTACCATGTGCTTGGCCAAATTATCACTGAAAGCATCGCGAGCACCAGTATTTAATTTGCAGTTTCTTACATCCGACGAGTTAATATCAATTTGATGTGCTTTTGCTGTACTTGCTTGAGTGGAACTCGGAGTGTCGTCGCCAATAGCTTTGCGCTTGAATGTCTCAATAGCCTTATTCTTTACCTCCTCAATGCTGTTCGCATTATCTGTTATTGAGGCAATTGTCATAATATCAAGTAACTCTCTGAATCTTGGTAATGTGGTCGTATCGAGTGGGATGTTTGCGCCTAATGCAGCAGCAACCGAATTACCGAGTAGAAACTGTTTCGCGTCAAGATATTGCACTGCATTTTCGGGGCAATCAATATTCTCTAAAATATTGGTACGAGAGCAGATTGACTCAACCGAATCATTTGTTACATCTTTGAATAAAACACAAAATGTATGGTTTATCCAAAATTTAGGAATTTTCATATTAACACTCTGAACATTATGAAGGGTGTCATCATCTATCTCTGGAACAACAGTATTTTGACTTAAAGCAAACAATTCGTGAACGGATTGCGTACCTGTCAGTTGATAGTTAACTCCGGTGCTCATATTTTTGTAATATAAACAAATATTATAATTTTTATTAAAATATAATAATTTTTATTAAAATATAATAATTTTTATTAAAATATAATAATTTTTATTCCTAAAATTATAATAATGGTATAAAATAATAAAGTTATAAAATAGCTATGAATATTTTCAAAAAATCAGATATCGAAACTAGAACGCAAACAACAAAATCAAAAAAATTACTAGAATTAAATAAGTATCAAAAAATGCATCAACTATTGGAAGTGCAGGTGGGGGGGTTTTTATCTGATTATGCAGATGGTAGGATTAATAAGTTAACTGAAGATTTTACGAATGATAAATACAGAAATTTTGGTACATTATTAGGTAATCAGCAAAATTTTGCAAATGTGCGTGGATATAAATATAGTAATGAAACATTTCTTAAATTTTGTTCTACATTCCATAGTGTTTTGGATGGATTGCATATATCAATTAGAAATAATAATCTAATGTTAGAACAGAGGAATCATTTAACCAGCGCATTACAGTCATTGAGCACGCCAAATAATATGAAGGAATATTTTGAGCAACATTTTGCAAGCGATGAGCGTTGGTATTCGTTTGAAGAGTTACTATCTTCCATAAGTGTTTTAAATACATTGATCTTTAAGGATGAATATGCTATATATATAGAGAGACATGGTATGCCTGAAAATTATAATTTTGATTCCGAAAGACTTTCGATCATATTATTAGAACTTTATCAAAATTAAAAAAAATATGTAAAATTGCCATAAATGGTGTAAAATATAAAAATTTCTTACAATGAAAATTAGAAGAATAATAAGTTTAGCCGAGGCAAGAGAGGGAAGAAGTAAAAATGAATATTACATATTCAATTCTTATGATAATAATAGAGTTTGTAGTTATTATTGGTAATATAAATATACGTTAATGGGCATTTTAGAATACCATTATTACAACTACAATATAATTGCTCATGTTGACAAATGTTTTTCATAAAACTAAAGACAATTATATTGAATGCATAATTGTTTAATGCTACTATTCATGTCTGTTACATTTAAATTATGATTAAATTTAACATAACACTTCAGTGTAATTAGAATATCTACCAGTGAATTATGTAGTTCTTTTGGTAGTTTTGATTCAGGGAACAGGATTAAATATAATTCACTCAAAGATGGTTTTTTAAAATATGGCTCGTTTGTTGTTTTGGTGTATCTTACAATATTACAAAACTTAGTTGTTTTTCTCATAGTACAGAATTCAGCCTTTCTAATTGGAACATTATTCGCCGGTCGCTTCCGCTTCGACGGGCTCGTTCCCGCACCACCGCTCTCCGTGGTGTATGTTGTAAAATATTGTGGAATTTTATTTTTTAAACATTCCACAAAGACCATTCGCTTATCAAATGAAATATTATGTCCTACAATTACATCGGATATATTCACTAACTCGTTAAATTCATTTAATGCCGTTATAATATCAATACCATGTATATGTAAATATTCCCGAGTAATATTATGTTTTTCAAAACTATCATGTGAAATAACAACATTATTATCAATTTTAATATAGTAATTTTTGATTACTACCTCATTGGTATCCATATCATATAAAATACAACTGATCTGGATAATATTGGGCCACTTATCAAAATCATAAATAGACGGCTCTTTACCATCATCGCTCTTTTGGGGTAGTCCGGTAGTTTCAGTGTCAAATACCAAGACCTTCATATTTTATATATATATTATATATAATTAATTATATATATAATATGCAAACATTTTTATCAATTTTTAATATATTATAACATATTAAAAATTTATATAAAAAAATACTGGTAACAATTTTTACATATATATATATATATATATATATATATATGGAAGAAATAATATTTCAGAAAGTTATATAACTGAGTTTGATATAATAAGATATTATATATAGTATCATATATATGTCTGTAATTACATTTTTTGAAATTTTTGGAGGAATTGGTGCTGTTATAATTAGTGTTGGTGGTTGTATGTGGAAATGTTTTAGACGTTATGAATTTAAGTGTCATTATATAGAAAAACCTACTAATGTATTACGTGAATCTTGTGAAAATAGATACCAAGAAGGATCAAATCCACGATTTGGGGAAAATTGTAATTTTGTAAAGAAAATAGATGGAAATTGGGTAATCAATATAAAAAAAAATGAAGGAGACTTGTTTATTTATTGTTCTATTGATAAAGTTCCAGAATGTGATCACAATAAAGGGTCGCATTATTTAAGGTTATCTATAAAAAATAAACCAGATATATCTTGCAATATTTTACAATTTCAACACAAGTATTTTGATTCCGAATGGAAACAAATAAAACAAACGAAGGAGGTAGAAATCAAAGATAATGGTGTAAATTATTTTTCCTCAAAATCTTTGTTAAAAAGTGAAGATGGGGTAAATAGAGAACAATTGGGTATATATATATCTTCGAAACATGCAGAAATAAAAGATTTAATAATTGATGAAATTTATTGTGGAGATAAATGGGATTTTTTTTATATTCCTTGTTTTAAAAATAAATACAAAACAATATTATACAGAAAAATACAAGAATGAGAATAATAAACAGACATTTATTTATATGTAATAAATGTAATAAATGTAAATACTTATAAAATATCTCAACATACTAGTAATTAATATATTATATTAATAAAAAATTGATAAAATATATTATTTATATACATTAATTATATATTGGATTATGACTGAAGGGATGTATAAAAACATGGTTCTAAGTATCCCCGACTCGGTTCTTCCTACTGATATTCCTCGGATTATTGATTGGTTTCTATATTATAATATAGCCGATATTTCGGATGTTAGTATACGCAGACACCCTGAAGAGGAGTATTATGTAGAAGACAGGACACTATATGGATATGCGGTGATTGAAATTAAAGAATGGTATAATAACAATGGTAGTCGTAATTTTTACAACAATATTGTATCGGGGACAGCAAAGATGGTTTATGATGACCCACAATATTGGGACGTAGAGTTTTATCAACCGCGAACACAAGAAGAAGAATTAAATGTTGATACGAAAATGGAAGTTGATAATGTAAGAACTAAATTGACTATGGTACCGCTAATGCTGCCCATTATACGGAATAACGCTTGTATTTTACCACCTGAAAACACTAATTGGGGTCATGATAATGATATAAATGATATGCGTTCAGAAACTATCTTTGAAGATTATAACTCTGATTACGAGAAAGAAGAAATGTTTGATAATAGCCATTTAAAAAAAAATAAACGGAAAACAGACAATGAATTCGTTACATTGAACGACCCTATGGTAAAAAAAAACAAGAAGCTCTCTACATCTATGACGGATAAACAAGCGCCTCCCGAAAATGTATGGATGAGAAGACTACGGCTGAAAACGAAAGATTAGAGAAAGAAATCCGCACTATGTATTTGAGCAAATTTACAACACCCATATGTTTTACGGTGCCAGGGGCTAATCCCAATATTTTTGATTCCATGTATATGTGCTACTGTTCCATATCCCTTATTAGAGCCAAGATTGTAGTATTCGTCCAATTTCTTATAGCATACACACAATTCCGTTATATATCTATCCCTTTCAACTTTAGCCAATATTGAAGCCGCTGCAATAGAGCAATATTTATTATCCCCACCTTCAATTGCAATGTGATTGACTTGTTGAATTTGAGAAGTTTTTTTATTAAAGTAAGTATATGGCTTAAAATCATTGCCGTCAACTAATAGATAGAATTCATTGCAATATTGATGTGTTTGTTTGAAATTATCCATAATTTCACGAATTGATTTATGCATAGCACTATGTGTAGCATTTCTAATATTAATATTGTCTATTACATTTTCTTCTTCATATGTCACACTCCATGCTAAAGCATGTTGTTTAATATATTCGGATACTTCATTAATTTTTTTTTTTGATGTAAATTTTTTACTATCCTTCATTAATTCGTATTTAAAATCAGTATTTTTAGGTAAAATTACAGCGGCAGTATATACTCTCCCAAACATGGGACCACGTCCAACTTCATCTACGCCGATTTCATATAATTTGGAATCTGGATTGTATGATTGTTCCAAAATGTTTTTGGGCATTATTTATTAATATTAAAAGTATTTTTTTATTATCTACATTATATAAATAGGATAATGTTCAATTTTAAAAATAAAAATATAAAAATCATTTTACTGGTATTATTAGTTTTGGCATCTCTACTATCTTATTCACTGATGAGGAGAGATGTTGAGGGATATACTAATATATCCAGTCATTTTGAGAAAAATTTCAAAATATACACCAAAGATTTTAGAAATGGAATAGACTACTATTTTTTAGAACCAGCTGTGATGAACGATCCCCATATAAACTTCAGCACTGATACTCCATTATCCAGTCTAGATGGGAGAGTTGTAAGTAAAGAAGATGTTAATAAAAACGGAGGCATTCATAAGTACATGTTCAAAAATGGCTATGATATGTATAGATTAACTGACACTGCGCCTGGAGCAGTTGAAAGTTATGAAGTATATAAAATAGAGATTCCATTCACGATTAATCTTCTTAATTCGGAACAAACTGACACAGTTGTCTCTAATCCGGTAGAGGAATCCACAATTACTAACGAAACATCCCAGGAAATACTAGATAAGAATCATGGGCTCCAGACACAGCAGAATACAAGAGCTAAGACAAAAGTAATTTACGGACAAATTTATTTTACTTTTAGGGAAAACTTAGAAGCAGAAGATGTGGAGGCAGATTCAGGGGCACTAGAGCGGATCAAAAATTTATTAAACTCTTTAAACTCATTAATCGCCAAAAATGCATCTATAGTTGATTCCACTGGTTCAATTACCACACTAATTAACCCGATAGATGTTGATGGATCTTTCAGAAGGATTTACAGATCTGGGACAAAATTTGTAGAATTAGACCTCAGTATAGAAGTTCCTCTCAACAAGTCCAATGCTATTGTATCACAATTAAATCATCGTATGTTTGGAAATGAAAGAAAATTCATGACTGCGGTTCGAGACATATACTCGCCAGGGAACGACACGAATGATATCAACATTATAGATATTGGTGATTTCGGGGATAGGGAAAGAGAAAGGGATAGGTATAGGTATAGGGAAAGCTCGGTTGATGAGGGTTTTGGTAATATGTTTTCCTACTTTTTTGGTAAAAAGGTAAAGGAAGGTATGACTACTGCGTTGACCCATAGGGGAAATATTTTGCTTCGCATAAAAGAAGGCGATTACTCCAACGTTTTAACAACGTCTCGTGAAAATCTGGATATTACAATTAAAAAATCTAATATTGTGCTTATTCAAAATGGAGAGTTATTAGTAAAGCCACAAAAATATGTAGCGCCATCACCAACGCCAATTTCGGTTAACAATAATCAGACCAATGGTTCCGGGGATAATGGTGTTCAAGCTAACAGTGTTCAATACAACAATGGTAATGGTAATTGTGGAGATACCATTGGTCCTGTGGCTAACGGCGTTCAAAATAACGCTGGTAATGGTAACAACGCTAATGGTGTTCAGGGTAATTGTAAGTATACTTGTAATGATTCGTGTTTAATACCTGGATCGGACCCAGCTCTCGTCTCTAATAATAAGTCTCCTTTTTACGGAGACACTTCTATGTTTGAAACTGCTATGAATAATCCATCTAATCCCATTGTAAATCCAGTTAATTCCTTAAATCCGGTCGAATACGCACAGACCCTATTTGGACCAGATGCAACTGGGTTGGTTGCGAATACATCGTCGTCTGTGTTCGCTAATAATGAAGTTCCGCCAGTAGTTACTGATGATTTAAATGATATTAATAATGCGAATAATATTTTACCTGCAAATGAATCAAATATGAATAATAGTAATAATAATAATAATAGGAATAATAGTAATAATAATAGTAATAATAGTAATAATAGTAATAATAGTAATAATAGGAATAATATTTTTCCGGCATATGATCCGAAGATAAATGATAATAATAATAACCCGGTTCCAAGACCAGTTTTGGCTAATTTTTCCACATTTGGGTCGTAAGAACTAACTGTTATACATTTGAACATTTAATTTCTAAATAATATTATTTATCCAAATATTATTTAGTAGTATTTAGTATTATATACTTTTGCTTCTGGCTCAAATATGTTGTAAAGTTTGTATTTTAACCGTCATATAAGTATTATTGTAAAATGCAGCGCTTAATAATCAAGCATTATATCACCCACCAAGCTGAAGAGTTGAGTCAACTCTTTCTTTGGACGAACCTCATCCACCTTTTAGTTTTCTTACTTTTCTTGTTTTAATTTTCTTAAATAAACCAAAAAATTTTAATTTTTTATTGCGATTAGTAGAAGATTTATTCCGATATTTAGATGTTTTACTTTTCTTGTGAGTAGGTTTTTTTCTTAATCTCTGTATCAGAACCATTTATTATAATATATTGATTTATTATAATTAATATATTATAATAAATGGGTATTTGTTCATGAATCAGTATATAGTTTTTTTTTCAAACATTTCTTATCAATTTTGATAGTTTTACATTTTTTATTAATAGGAACAAAATTAAGAACACATTTTGCTTTATTACCATACAGTGGAGTAGTGCACCCAGATTCTTGTATTTTTTTATTAAAATTGAAAAGTCTTGGTTTATCGACTGTGCACCTGGATCTAAAGTTCTCATATCTCTCGCGTACTTCGCAATAAGTAATACCAGACGACTTCCCTAACATTTTATTGATGACTTCGTGTAAGTTGTAAATATATCGAGATAGAGAGTTTCTGTTTTTAAATACTTCGTCTTTTAAGGGGTGTTTTTTATAATTGTTCGTTAAATTAATTCTACAATATTTGCATGGTAATGTATATTGTAAATTAACAAGCAGTTCTTTATATTTACTTTTTTGTAATTTTGTGGGAACAATGGGATAATTAAAACTTATGGTATGTAGATAATGCCACATTACTGGCCCCCACGTGCTTGTAACCATACCATCCCCACTTGAATAATCGTTTTTGTTAAATGTTTTACTACGTTTTTTTTTTACTTTTAAAGTTTTATTCATTATATTAAGTAAATATAATAAAAAATAAATATTTGATTATTATATAATGACAACATTAAGTGATATACTAAATCAAACGCGAGCCACATCAAAAGTTCTTTTATCTAATAAAGTCGAACTCATGGTAGGATTATTGTTTACATTATTATTTGCAGTGATTTCTTATTACTCATTTAATAATCTTATTAAACCATTGATATCGGGACATAAATTAAATAGTGAATTCAAAAAAAAGGATTCATTAGATGTAGATGTAGATAATATTTCTATTATGTATTTTTACACCGAATGGTGTCCATATTGTAAAAAAGCGCAACCAGAGTGGGACAAGTTCGAACAACATGTAGATAATATTAATAGTACCAATGATTACAAGGTAATTTTATCATCTATTAATTGCGATGAGAAAAAAAGTATTGCCGATAAGCACGGCGTCGAGGGTTACCCCAGTATAAAATTATTTTACAAAGGGAAGGTGCATGATTTTGATGCCAAAGTCACAAAGGATAATTTAGTAGAATTTTTAAATTCTGTTAATTAGATATTTTTATTTTTAACATGATTCGAATTCAACGATAAATCATAAACAATCTCAATTATATTATTATAAATATCTATATTATCATTATTAGAAATATCTATATCATTATTAGAAATATCTATATCATTATTAGAAATATCTATATCATTATTAGAAATATCTATATCATTATCATTAATTTTAATGATATAATTATCAATCAACCTTTTACCGACTTCAATTAAACGTGCGCGCTCATCCTTATTTGAAAAAACATAAGACCAATAATTTATATCAAGTGTATTCTGGTTAATGCATACATTTACAATGTTATTATCACGCAATGAAGTAACCTTATCATTTTCGTTTTCAAAAACCATAATTTTGTTGAATACAGTTTTAATGATGAAGTATAAAAATGAGAAAAGATTAGTATTTTTTGTCAAGTTATTATTAGAAATATCTTCATTTAGTAACTCGTCTTGTATTTTAGTGAAATATATATTAGAACTGTCTATGGGATATTTTTTATCATTTATGAAAGCTATCAATTCATCTGAACGACATTTTTCATATAAATAGCAATCGTTTATCGGGTTATTTGAAAATATTCCACCGTCAAGATAGTATTCATTATTATAAAATGGTGGCTTAACAAGCACTGGTATAGATATGCTCATATTAATCGCCTGTATAACCGTTAAATCGGGGTGAGTTATATAATTTAAATCGACTTTAGTAAATTTATTTAAATTTGATGTAAACAAATGCCAATGTACCTTCGTCAAATTATAAAATTCTTTCAATGTAATATTAATATTCACATCAGCAGCTAAAAATAATGGTTTAAGACAAGTTATAAGAAATGTTTCATCACACAAACCTTTTGTAAATAATAAATTAAAATAATCTATAGAAGAAAAATTCATTAGATTTCCCCATGGTCTTTTAATAATAAAATCATCAATAGAATTCCATTCTAATTTTAATAAAAATATTAATCCTACAATACAACCAATTGATGTAGAATATATTGATTTGATTTCATCGGGTCTTATTATATTTTTAGATACTAATTCTTTAATTGCTCCATATGAAACTATTCCAACGGGTCCGCCCCCACATAATACAATATGTTTGATAGTCATTATTATTAAATATATACCCAAAATTTTTAATATTATATTGAATATAATAATATAATATTCAATATAATAATATTATATTGAATATAATATTATAATATTGAATATTATATTATGAACGATTCTTTATATAATTTCAGCGATAAATATGATGCTGACAACAATAATTCTATAAAAATAAATATGGATGATTTGTACATTAAAAAACAGCAACAAGATTTAAATATTCTAAACAATTATAATAAAATATTGGGGCGGATACACAATAAGATTAAATTTACCTCGAAACAAATGATAAACCACCAATGTATATGGTATATTATGCCCGAAATGATGTTGGGAATACCCAAATATAACCACAAAGATTGCACTGTTTATATTATAGAAAAACTGAGATCTAATGGTTTTGTTGTTCGTTATACGCACCCTAATTTACTATTTATAAGCTGGAAACATTGGATTCCTAGTTATGTAAGAAGTGAAGTAAAAAAACAGACAGGAAAACAAATCGATGAAATAGGTAATCTAATAAATAAAGATTCATATATTAGTGATTTTTCCAAGGATGATAATTTCGATAGTTTAATGATGAATAAAAGCAAATCTGTAAAATCTAAACCAGAAGCGAAGAGCGATTATAAGGATATTAAATCTTATAATCCATCTGGTAATTTAATATATACTAATATGCAGTTGCAAAAGTTAGATATAGAAGGTTAATTTACTTATTTTTAAACTTTTTACTTCTTCTACCCCCGTTTTTACTTATTTTATTTTTTTTGCTACCCCCGTCAGTTAGTGATTTCCTGTAGCCCTTGGGATTAGATGTTCCATTAATTGGGGTTGTTGTATCTATCTCTTCTGTGGTTTCGGGTTCAACTTCAGCAACGGTTTCCGTTTGGACTTCACCTTTACCTTCAGTTTCGGCTTCTGCTTTTGTTTCAGTTTCGGCTTCTGCTTTTGTTTCAGTTTCGGCTTCGGCTTCATCTATATTTTCGGCTTCTGCTTGTGCTTCAGTTTCAGTTTCGGCTTCTGCTTCTGTTTCAGCTTCATCTATATTTTCGGCTTCTGCTTCTGTTTCAGCTTCATCTATATTTTCGGCTTCTGCTTGTGCTTCAGTTTCAGTTTCGGCTTCTGCTTCTGTTTCAGCTTCATCTATA